GGAATGAGTGCGGGTCTCGCTAAAATATTTATCTATGCTTCCGAGTATAAGACATCTTATAATCTGGTGGTTGTTCAGCCAGATGAAGGGACAGTGGATGTTGGTGGAATCTGGGATGGTGAATTAGCTCCAGGAACTATCCTTCCAAATACTAATGCTATTAGTATAATCATGGATGAAGTTATGTACGAGGGAGATTCTCAGCAAGCTTACTTATTAGGAATGTTTGATGATAGTCCAGAAACAGAAGCGTATGTAAGTAATTTTGATGCTGTATGGTCTTCTTCCAATACGGAGATTGCAACAGTTGATGCAGGAGGATTGATAATAGGAGTAGCTGCAGGAATAACATTTATCAAAGCTGTTTATACATTGGAAGATAGCCCTGTGCAAACTTTTACTACAATGGTAATGTTGCGGGTTGAAGCAAAAGAGGGACAGTGGGTTATTGGACAAACTTATCAGTATATTCCTTTGATGCCAATACCTAATCAGTTATTTAGGACAACGATTGCTACTAGTAAAGACAGAAGTATTGATTTAAACATATTCCTTTGTTGGAATAAAGAAACGATTTGCTGGGAAATGACGATTAGCGACCCAATATCAGAAGAATATTATGTGGATTCTATTCCTCTCTTTGTTGGAGAGGATTCAATGTTTAACCTGCTCCGACTTTATCAATATCTAAATATTGGAAGCTGCTACATAGTGGATATCAGTGGAAAGGGAACAGGAAAGCCTGCTTTGAATAACTTAGGCGTTGATTTTTTAATGGTGTGGGGGTATACAGAATGAGTTTCAGACTTTGGGGTAGAAAAGTAAAAGTTCAGGTTACTTGTGTCCCTGATGACATGATTTCCAAAGGAGATTCAGGTTCGTTGGCAAGTAAGCTTCCTGTGCCTGATTCTTTAGGGGCTATTGTTTTCGAACAGAGTGGAGCAAACTCTAAAGATACTGTAAGAATAACTTTCGATGTTAATTATCCTGGCATCTCTGCTTACTATTTATCAGAGATTGTTTTATACAACGTTAGTGATAGTTATGTTGAGCAAATACAGAAGTCTGGAACGATTGTGGAGTTGTTTGCAGGGTATGAAGAAGCAAACTATGGGTGTATTTTCAAAGGGTGGATTTACCAAACTTTATGGGAAAGAGAAAACGTCATCAATTATAAACTCACATTGAGATGTGTTGATGGGGATAAACTATATACCGTCAATAACTTGATTCAAGCTACAGTAAATCCAGGAATGAGATTCAACGATCGAATGAACTACCTTTTAGGAAAAGCAAGCAGAACAGTTCCTAAAAAAGAAGACTTCCCTGAAGTTACTGAATATCAGGCGTTGGAAAGACAAGAAACCTTTTTCAAGAGTGTAGATGCTTTAATAAAGGATAGTTACGGGATGAAGAATGCAAACACCCCAGCTAACTATTCCTCATTCGGAAGTCAAGGAAATGTTCATGTTATCGATAAAAATAATCCTCAATATGAAAAAGAAGCAATTGTCGTTTCTCCTACTAAGGGTGGGTTAATAGGTACTCCTCAGCAAACTCAGTATGGTTGTAGTTTTATTACGTTATTGAACGCTAATATCATGCTAAAGTATCCTATGTGTACAGTTCGTCTAGAAGATGTTTCAGTCCAGACATTAAAAAGAGAGTGGGGAGATTTAAAATCTTCTTCTTTGGTGAATATGAATCACGTAAACCCAGAAATCCTATTATATATGGTTACAGGAGTTCGGCATGTTGGAGACACAAGAGGATCAACATGGTATTCATATGTGACCGGCTGTAATCTAACAGGCGAGATTCCTACGAATTTAAATGTGACGAGAGGTATTGGATGAAACCTTTAAATCCTTCTATGTTAGTCAGTGATAACTTTGTTTCCATAGTAGATGGAATACAGAGGCAGATTGACCAATTTGATTTTGATTTACGTTGTGCCGCTCCTGGCATCATTCAGTCATTTGATGAGACAAAACAAACTGTGGTTGTTCAGTTGGCGATAAAAGAATTGATTTTTATGGACAGACTTCAGTCTTTACCAATTCCACAATTAGGAGATGTTCCAATTGTGGTTCCTAGAGCGGGAAATTTTGTAATAACAGTTCCTCCTAAAAAGGGAGATGAATGTTTAATTGTGTTTGCAGATACTTGCATTGACTCGTGGTGGAAGTTAGGGGAGGAAACAGGAAATCCTAATTCAACAGGAGCAAGAGATCCTATGTCAGTTAGGAGACATGATTTATCAGATGCTTTTGCTATTCTTGGGACTTGGAGTCAACCAAAGAAGATTGAAACATATGCAACAGATTGCATGGAAATAAGAACTTTGGATGGTAAAAATAAAGTACAAATAAAAGATGACGCTATAAAGATTGTTGTGAATGAGAATACCTACATAGAAGTAAAAGATGGAATATTAAACATAAAAACTAACGACACCTTAAATGTAGAGACTGAAGGAGATGTGACAATAAATGGTGGAGCAAAGTATAGCGTTACAAGCTCAGGGGATATGACCATAGAAAGCACTGGTGGGAAAGTAACAGTTACCAGTGATGGAGATACAGTAGTTAATAGTGGCGGAAAAGTAGATGTCACAAGTACAGGAGCTGTTACAGTTGATGCAAATTCTATTACATTAGGAAGTGGAACAGCAAAGAAATTAATAACAGATGATTTAATAAATATTTTTAATCAACACACTCATGTTTATAATCCAGGACCTTTAGGAGCAACAACAACAGCAATTCCAGCAGTGCAATTATCAACAGCTAATGCAACAACTAATACGGAGGCATCATGAGATATCGTAGAATTGTAGATGGAGAACCTCAATTTGGTCAGAGTAAAAAAGATTTCTTGCAGGGGATTGATGCTGTAGCTCAGGCAATCGCAACTAGATTGAAACTTTTTACCAATGAGTGGTGGGAAGATTTAGAGGATGGTTTACCAGTGTGGACGCAAATGATAGGAACTAGTCAACCAGATCCTGATATTCTTGGATTGGCTGTAACTGAAAGAATATTAAATACCAAACTGGACGAAACCTATCTTGTAATGAACATGATGCAAGTGACAAATGTTTTTAATGGAGATACAAGAAAATTTTCTTATAATGGAATTGCAAGAAGTATTTACGGACCAATTACAGTAGCAACAGAAACTTAAAAGGAGTTGAGCATATGAGTTATTTTGCACCTTATGTGGATTCTACGGGCTTCCATCGACCAACGTATTCCGATATTTTGGAATATCTAATTGAATATTTTAAGAATATATATGGTCAAGATTGCTATCTAGGAAATGACGCTGCGGATTATCAATGGATATCTATTATAGCATATAGGTTGAGTGATGTGATGGCAGCATTACAGGATGATTATAATAACAGAAGTGTAGCGACAGCAACAGGCACAGCATTAGATGGTCTTGTAAAATTGAATGGTATTACAAGAAAAGCTGCGTCTTACTCTACTTGCACCGTTACGTTAACAGGTACAGCATTTACAATTATTCAAAATGGTTTGATTCAAGACACGTCAGGTTATTACTGGGATCTTCCTCAGGTTGTAATAATTGGTAGTGGAGGAACCGCATCAGTTACAGCTACTTGCCAAACGATCGGTAATATAGCAGCGTTAGAGAATACATTGACTGTTATTGCTTCTCCTCAATATGGTTGGGCGTCAGTTACAAATTCAACCGCTGCGACACCTGGACAGGCTGTAGAAACTGATGAGCAATTAAGATCAAGACAGGCGTTAAGTACAAGATTGGCTTCTCACACTATGTTGTCTGGAACAGAAGCTGGCATTGCTGCTGTGACAAATGTTACGAGATATAAAGTACATGAGAACTACCACGATTACACAGATGCTCCAGAAGATACGCCGCCCCATTCAATTACATGTATTGTTGAAGGAGGGACTGATGATGATGTAGCTTCTGCGATATTTTTGAATAGAGGAATAGGAGTAGAAACTTATGGAGGGACTCCAGGTGATGATCATGAAGTTGTGGTTGATGTGACAGACCCCGATAGCGGCAATGTTACAGAAATAAAATTTCGTAGACCGAAATACATACCAATTTATGCCCAAATTACAGTTAGGGCGTTAGATGGATATGTTTCATCGATAACAGAGGATATAAAAAGCGCAGTAGTTGATTACTTGAATGATTTGCAGATAGGACAGGATTTAACAATATCTGCTTTATATTCAGTGGCTATGGCTCAAATGGACAATATAAAAGAACCGACATTTTCGGTGACAGCAGTTGTTGCAGGAGTAACACCAGGAGCTTTAACAGCAAGCGATATATCTATTGCTTTTGATGAGGTAACGTTAGGGGTTTTGCAAGATTCTCCGGAATATATTGAGGTAGTTGTAACATGAAAGAAATAGCAGATTATTTATTAAAAGTAACAAGTCAGTATCAGAATAGTCCGAAGTTTTTGGAATGGTTGTCAATTCCTCTTTTGATTTGTCAACACATTCATGAATGCGCTGACA